TCACTTGCCAATTGTAGAAAATCTTTGTCTGCACTCATGATATGCACATTGTTATTCTTATAATACTGTTGTGCAATATATGCAATGGTGTCATCTGCTTCAATATGATCAATAGCCATAGTTGAAATAGGCAGACAGTCCAAATAATGAACAGATCTTAATAGTTGAGCCTTCATGTTTTTTTCTTCCAATTCAGAAGTGGACATTTCTGAATATGCTCTATTAAGACGAATCTTTGTATGACGTTTGTCTTTGTATGGTGGGTAAATCTTACGACGTTTCATACTTCCACCATTACCGTCAAAAATAATAACACAACGTGTGGGGTTCAACAATTTGATTGCGTATCCAACACTTTTTAGAAATCCGGCGATGCCGCCCGTGTGAAGTCCATCTTCATTCATGGACGGCATCACCGAATATGCTCGAATAAACGTATTGAGTCCATCAACCAAGAGTACATCCGAATTCTCACTTCGGTTAGATAGTGTGTTCTTGTCGTCTTGTGAAACGTTCTCAAACAGCGAGAACAACCTTTTCTTTTCCTCTTGATTAAAACTCATATATTATTCTTCATCTCCACCAACTTCTTCTGCGTCTTCAGAAGCGTCTACTTCGACATCTTCTCGGATTTCACTGTCAGGTGACTTGTACTTCATAATCGTTACCTCAGCAATCTTCTGATACAACTCCTCACGAAGTTCAGCATCAGTCTTCATATCCTTAGCAAACGACTTGACATCAATCTTAACAACCTCACCATTGTTCTTGGTGTAATTGTAAGGCGACTTAGCACCTGTGATGATTGAGTGCTTCTTCAACACTTCAATCCAGTTACCATAATTATCAATACCACTATCATAAAAAATACTAAAGTCAGCATATTTCATGGGTGGTCCCATACGATTCTTGACAACTACAGCACGGGTCTTGACACCAATATGAACTGGTTCGCCATTCTGTGTAACCTTCAATGCTCCCATACCCTTCAAACGAAGACGCAAACTAGCATGATACTGAATAGCTTTACCACCACTGGTGATATACTTGTCTCCAAACATTGCTGCCTGAAGATTGACACGTAGTTGATTGGTGAAGACCAACGCAATACGTTGCTTACCGATCATATCATTGATCTTTCGCATTGCCTTGGAAATGATAATAGCTTTTCCAGTGGCATAACCATCCTTGCCATGATCAGCTTCCAACTCAGCCTTGGTAGAGGCAGCAGCAACGCTATCCACAACGATTGTAACCAATCGATCCTTGTTTGATTTACGAACTTGTGAAATCAACAATTCGATCTTTTCAAAAATGTCTTCGACGGTATGTGCAGCAACATACAACATTTTAGGAACATCAACTCCAATTGCACTGAGGAAATCATGAGACACAGACTGTTCAGTATCAATAAATACGGCAAGTCCGCCCTTCTTTTGAGTTTCAGCAAGCAAGTGAGCTGACAACAAACTCTTACCAGATGCTTCAAGTCCGGTAATTTCGGTAATACGTCCAACAGGAATACCTGCATGTGGACGATTTGAAATTGCGAGATCCAAGATGTCGCAACCTGTACTGATCCAATCCGTAATCGTGGAAGGATCTTCCTTTTGGTCCAAGAAAAACGCACACTTACCTGCGTCCTTGTTGGCCTTGTTTAACACATCAGCTAGAGACTCAACGAGTTCATCTCTCTGTGATGCAACTTCATGCGTAACATGAGTTGATCCTTTTTTCTTTTTTGGTGTTTCTTCAGCCATAACTTATAGTGAAATGAAAAAGGAGAGGCGGCATTTTACTACCGCCTCTCCTAGTATTATTGATTAACTGTTGAACAGATTATCAAACGCCTTGGTGAGGTCGTCAGTATTCGACTTAGCAGCGGTTGCTGTAGGAGACTTACTAGAAGTCTTCGTAGTAGCAAACGGAGCAGAGTCAGCAGCCGCAACAACAGGTTGCGTAGATTCCTCATCAACCACAGCATTAGAGACAGTCTCAGCAGGACCATTCTCAGGGTTGAGCCAGGCATTCATAACCTCCTTGAGTTCCTCATACTTGGGTTCTGGGAACAAATCAAGAATATCAACCTGATTCTTGATTGAGTCGATCATACGAGCATCCTTCGGATCAACCGCCGGAGTGCTGTTTGGCTTCACACGGATTGAAGTCTCTGGGAAGTTCTTACCACTTTCGTCAGCGGTACGAAACTCCACAACGATATCACGTCCGGAAGAAAGGTCGGTAATATCACCGTAATCAGGGTCAGCCATGACCGATAGAATCTCCTGATAAACCTGCTTTCCGAATCCCCAAAACTTGACACCTTCATGCTCTTCACCACGAACGATGACAGGAGCAAAAGTACGCATCTTGGGTTCCATCTTACGACCAGTCTGCCAGTCCTCCTTGGAACCAGTCTTCTTGAGTCGATTGCTGAACTCAACGATAGGATCTGGACGATTGAAACTATCCGGAGAGAGATAAGTCTTGTTGTTGATACCGTAATGGAACTTGAGTTCAATAAACGGAGTATCAGGTTGAAACTTATAGGGAACAATACGGATCGTCTGCTTACCCGGCTTGGGCTTCCAAATGAGGTTGGACTTTTGGTTTGTGTTTGAAAGGGAGTTCAAACGGCTCTTAATCTTCGACAAGTCAATTGCCATAATTGTTAATTTATTAATTGTTAAGTAGTAATTAGCTAATCCATTTAGTCTCACTCGAAACTAAACAATCATAACTAATTCTGGTATAACTATAGACCAAATTCCGAAAAAATCAACTTATAATATCGAAAATTTTCAGTGGAATAATTTTAACAGAAACCTCGTTAGTTATAATTAAAGAGTTCTTATAAAACTCCCAATTCAACTGGAAAGTTTTATCGAAAACGCCATTGTTTTCTTCAGTGATTAACTTGTTCATGGCGTTGAGTGTATACAAAGTATTGGTTTGTTTCTTACGATGTATACTAATGGTATTAGGCAGCTTTTTAGAAGCTGCCTCGGTGTAAACTATATTATAAGTGAGATACAACTCATTATTGTTTTTTTCATTATTAAACACAAAAATTTTGTTGTTTGATAATGTGTAGAATGACTTTACGTGTGCCACCAAAATTTGATACTCTGATGGCATTGTAAACGTACAGAGAAGTTGAGTGTCTTTCATCTTGCGGACAATATTGTTGTTTTGTGGCTATCCACATTGTACCACTCATAACCTACCAAAACTCCGTCAGAATTATACCAACGGTTTTTGTTTTTGATCCAATTGTTTTGTTTGGCTTCTTCCAAAGAAAACTCAGTAGTTAAGATTTTTTCGATTTCTTTGGCGTCTTTTTCTTTTTGTTCGCCACTTCGGGTTTCAAGATCGGTTGTATCAACTCCTGATTGTCCTTGGACTTGACCGGTTCCGGTTGGTTCTTGGTTTTGCTGAATAGGTTGATTACCTTGTTGAGCACCTGGCTCAATTTGAATAGGTTTTTCATTTGGTGATGTTGGTTCTTGTACTGGTTGTGCAGGCGTAGCAAAATCCAAATTGGTCTGACCCTTGGTTGGATCTTCTTCAAAATGAGTTCCACGACGTATTGCACGTTGTTTATATTCCGCATTTGGGAACGTAACCAAAATACCCTTGGAATTGTATGCTTGTCTTTCTGGATATTTACCCTCAATAACCTTATTTGCTAATTCAACCACTTCACTTTTTGGAATTCCCATTTCTACGAGTTTTTCTCGTAGAACATCCATGTGATCGTTGTTGAATATATCAAATATACCATCCTCAACTCTATTGTCTAAACAGAGTTCAGAAAGCAAAAAGTCTGAAATGTTTTTGTAAGTCTTTTTCATTTTTAACTTGCAAGGTTAATTGCCTTTGGAGCAATCTTGGCTGCTGGAATGATTACAATTCTGGCTCTCATAAACATATATCCATCACCATTGTAATCAGTAGTAAACTGTTCGTTTGTTCCGGATCTAAAGTACATCACCGGCTTGTACTTTTGAAATGGATCTTGAGCGTTCTTTGGCAAAGGAAGATTTGGATTGAACAATACGTGTCCGTTTTCATCTGTTCTAATCAACAATTGTACATTCTTCTTTGACTTAGTAGGAATTCTGGACATTATCAAGGGAGTTCTTGATTGCATCAAAATGCTACAATTTTGACGACTAAATGGTTTTCTTTTATCCAAAGTGAAATCTGTGCCATAAATAGCTTTTCCTGCAATTTCTTTTGTCTTTGGCGATCCATCCAAGAAATCCAAGTAAGCATCAAAGTTATTCATCATGTACAGATACTTACGTTTAGTGTTAGGAGATGTAACAAATCGATAAAATCCCTTCTTAAAGGCACCAATCAATAAATTGTACATTTCACCTTGGCCCCTTAATGCTTCAATGGCAGGAACTCCGTTGAAATTAACAAGGTTTCCTTTTTCATCAAATGTAGTAGTCTTGGGATTTACTTCAATACGGTTTGGATAGTTCTTAACAATACCAGACACCATCTTGGATTTTACGCTCAACCACACTTTGTCGGTCTTATAGATGTCATCCAACCCAACAAATCCACCATATTGTGGAAAATCAACATTAGCCAATTCACTAGCACTCATTCCTTCCTTAAAATCACCGCCCTTGAAGGAAATCCAAAATACTTCACGTCCACGTTCCAACATAGCAATGTCTGCTTTTTCTCCAGTACCCAATTGTAGGTGTACGGCAGAATCAACCTTTACGCCAGTGTTAACGTGTTCTCCCTTGTCCCAAACGTGAAGATCAAATACAACTTTCTCTGGATTGTTTTCTTTGAACCACTCGTTAAGTTGATCAGCCTTAATCTTCTCTTGTTCAATACCACTTGCCTTAACCGTCTTCGACTTCAATAAATCACCAAGTGAACGATACAATTGTAAATACAACAACGCAGATCTCCAACCGGGAGTTCCAATTTTCAATCCCTGTGGTACGTTGATCATTGAGACCAACTTGGGTCCAAACTTGAGTCTCAGCTTTGTGTTTGA